TCAAAAGTTTGTCATACTTATCCGCGCCGGGATTCTTGATCTTCCCGGTCTCGTACATGGAGAGACTGACCCGGCTACACCCGATCATTTCGGCAAATTCCTCTTGGGATTTGCCGTAAGCAAGGCGCGTTGATTTAAAGGTTTCTGATATGTTGGTTTGCATGTTAAACATTATAGACAAAAGGTTTTGCTAATGCAAGAAAAAATGCAAATAGTTTTGTTGATCCAGAAATGACTAAGAGGCTTGCCAGCGCAATAAAGGAAAAATATAAATCAAAATCAAAGTTTGCCAAGCTAATAGGGGCCTCTTATGAAGCTGTCAGGTTATGGTGTGACGGACAATCAAAGCCAAATACCTTAAGCTGTCAAGCATTATATTCAGTTTAAACGAAATATCTCCCCGGGCACCATAATCATATATAATCAAATGTTTACCATGTTTATGGTGTCTTTTTCTTCTGCTCTACCAAATAATTATAATTGGAAGTTTTGCCACTATGCGGCTGTGCGGGGATCGGAATAAAAAGAGACATTTGTAAATAATACTTGACAGACACAATACCTTTTGCTATTCTCCCTACTCAGAAAGCAACACACCCCAAACCTTCCCGGCCACCCCAAGGGCCGCGACCGAACGCCGAGGCGTCGGCAGTGCCAAGCAGGGCCGGGTGCAGGGTCGCCCCCGAAATCCTGGGCGGCGGGTAGTAGGGATGCCGTGAGGCGGCAGCGGAATCGTAAATGTAACGGGGAGGGAAGAAGCCATGGAAAAAAGAATCGACCGTTTCATGTCCTTCATGGACCGGGCCAGCGTCATCCTGGCCGTCGTCGCCGTCGCCGGGGCCATCGGCTATATCATCCTGCCCGCGCTGTGGGCGCTGTGGAGGTAGCCATGTGTTACACAGGAACTTGCCCCTACGAGGGGCGCGGCGGCGATTGTCGGCTGCCCGATTCCAGGCTTTCCCCTCCCCCGGGGGATGCCTGGTGCAGCGACCCGGATGAAGTTGAGGATGAGCCGGAAGACGAGAGCTTCCAGCGGATTGTGGAGGCTGTTGAGCGCATCAATGCGCTGACGGCAGAGATCGAGGGAAGGAGGTAAGATATGAGGTCAACAATATGTCTAAGATGTCATCAGGCGGAAAAAGAACATGCTCCGGGTTTCGATGTCTCTGAACTACTGAAAAAACCCTACCTCACAGAGAGTGAAGCGGCAGCGATCACGGGCCGAAGCGTCTTTACTCTACGCAACGAGCGCCACCTCCGGCGCGGCATCCCCTATCTGAAAATATCGGCACGGAGCGTTCGGTATAAGACGGCGGACGTTATCGCAACGATGGAAGCGCGGCGGATCAGCTTCGAGGGAAGGAGGTAAGATATGAGGTCAACAATATGTCTAAGATGTCATCGCGCCTTGAAGGACCCCCGGTCAATCGAGATCGGGATGGGGAAGATATGCGCGGGTAAGGCCAAGGCAGAAAAAGCCTTGGAAAAGCAAGACGAACTGTTTGATTTCGACAGGGATTGCGTGAGCCCTGTCCAGAGCTTCTCAAGCGATATTATTCTGAGCCGCCTACCAGATGGGACACCCCAAGCAAACCTGCCGCAACGCATCAAATACCATAGCCCGACAGGATTTGAGTGGGGATATGGGGGGTCTGGCCCCGCAGATCTTGCTCTGAATATCCTCTCAATGTTTATCCCCCAAGATGAGGCGTTCCGTCTTCACCAACTCTTTAAGAGTGAGTTCATCGCCTCCATAAAGAGAGAGGGCGGCATCATTCCGAACGTGGCAATCCGTGAATGGATTAAGAGCCACAGGAAAGAACAGACGGGGATGACAACATGAGGACATCAAGACCCACGCCTCCCCCGTGGAGGGCGCACCCACAGGGAATGTATGTCACCATTGACGCGGTTGACAGCCTGGGTCCGTTCATGGTGGCGCAGGCAAACAGAATTAAAGACGCCAATCTGATCGCCGCGGCCCCGGAACTGCTTGACGTCTGCCGGAGACTGAAGCAGGCCCATGAACGCGGTCTTATTCATCCCCCGGATGACCTGGACCTGATCCCCGCCTGCTATGCGGCGATTGATAAGGCGGAAGGGAGGGAGTGATGGACATTGGATTGAACATAACCCGCGACAAAGGCTGCACCATCTACCTTCACGGCCTTCACCCCGTGGAATTGCGATGGGAGGCCGATTGTCACGGCGTCCAAGTGGAAACCTACAACAATGAAGGCAAGGAAGTTCTCGCTGCCAGGTATAAGATTGGCGGCATCGAGATAAGACTTTTCTCAAGAATGCGAATGAAGCGGGGGGACCTGAACCACGTCCGGCGCCGGGAGTTCCTGGCGGCCCTCATCGCTGAGGAATACGGCTATAATGTCCGCCTGCATCGCAATCCCCGGAGGCGTCCCAACCCCGCCGTGTCGGGGGTGAACGAATGAGGGGCCGCATTTACGAGACGAAATGCACCGTCTGCGGCGCCGTGATCGTATCAAACCGCCTCGACCGTAAGGTGTGCTCCCCGGAGTGTCTGAAGGAATACCGGCGGCGGCTGGCGCGGGAGTACCAGCGGCGTCAACGGGCGACAATGATCTGCGCGTATTGCAAGCAGGAATTTATTCCGGCCAGGGCCGGTCAAATATACTGTCGCCGCAAGTGCGCAGTATCGGCAAAGAACGTCTTGAAAAATGCTTGGTATATTACGAACGACAAAAAACCGCTTCCCCTCGTCAGGGCGGCGGGCGGCCCGGCGACGCGGACCTGCCTATGCTGCGGGAGGCAGTTCGCGTCCTCATGGATCGGCAACCGGATGTGCGAGGCGTGCCAAAAATACGCCGGACGCGAGAGCGCGGCGGCGGAAGTGTGAGGAGGAGCCATGGAAGGTCCACAATGGCTTGAGGAAAGGCGGCGGGTGATAGGCGGTTCGGATGTTGCCGCCATCATGGGCATGAATCCCTGGAAGACGGCCTATCGCGTCTATCAGGAGAAGAGAAAGGAGGTTGAGGACTGGCAGGGAAATCAAGCGACGGACTGGGGGAAGCGCATGGAGCCGGCACTACGCCAATGGTATTCTGATGTGACCGGGCGTCCGGTCCGCCTTCCCGACAAGATCATAGTAAGCGGCAAGTACCCGTTCATGGGTGCGTCCCTGGACGGCTATACAGATGACGGGCGGATCGTGGAGATCAAGACGGCCCGAAACGTCAGGGGATGGGGCGAGCCGGGGACAAACGAAATCCCTGAATATTATGTCCTCCAGGTGCAGCATTACATGATCGTTACCGGTTTCGAGGTGACGGACATCCCCGTTTCCATCGCGGGTGGCCCCCCGGAGCTTTACGAAGTTCCCGCCGACAGGGAGTTGCAGGAAATGATCATTGAGGTCTGCGCCAACTTCTGGCGCCGGGTCCAGGAGGGCAACCCGCCCGATCCGGTCACCTATGCCGATGCCGTGCAGAGGTACGGAAAAAGCGCCGCCGTGGGCACCGTGGTGGCCTCTCAGGAGGCGATGAAGTTTGTCAATGACCTCCGGCACGTCCGGGCCAGGATCGAGCTCCTGGAGGCAGAAGAAAAAGACCTAAAGGGGATGCTCATAGCCGCCCTTGGTGAAGCCGGTGATGTGATGGTCGATCCCGACGGTAATCCCCTTGTCACCTATAAGCTCGGCAACGGGCGACGGACATTCGATGTCAAGGCGTTCGAGAAGGACCACCCGGTACTGTACGGTAAATATTTGAAGATGGGGGAGGCACAAAGGCGCTTCCTGCTGAAACAAGAAAGGAATGGTGAGAAATGAGCGAAAATATATTGCCTTACAACCCCAACGTTCCCATCGCTACCCGTCCACAGTCGGCGGCATTGGTGGAGGTGGAACAGCAGCGGGCTATGGCCGAGGTGCAAAGTGCCATCGTCCTTGCCAAGAAATTTCCTCGGAATCAGATTGAGGCTATGGATCGCATTGCCGTCGCCTGCCAGCGTCCCGGCCTGGCGGAGCAGGCCCTTTATACCTACTCCCGCGGCGGGACGGAGATCACCGGGCCGTCAATCCGCCTGGCGGAGGCCATCGCCCAAAACTGGGGCAACCTACAATTCGGCATCAAGGAACTGGAACAACGCAACGGGGAAAGCACCGTCGAGGCGTTCGCCTGGGATGTCGAGACCAACACCCGGCAAGTAAAGACCTTCCAGGTCAAGCACGAACGGCACACCAAGAAGGGATCCTACAAGCTGGAAGACAGCCGGGACATCTACGAGTTGATTGCCAATAACGGCGCTCGCCGCCTGCGGGCCTGCATCCTAGGGATCATCCCCGGCGATGTCGTCGAGGCCGCGGTCGCCCAGTGCGAGCAGACCCTGAAGGCCAAGGCCGACACTTCCCCGGAGGCCCTTAAGAAGTTGGTAGCCGCCTTCGAGGGCTTCAAGGTGACGAAGGAACAGATCGAGAAGCGTATTCAGCGGCGCCTGGACACGATCACCCCGGCGCAAATCATTCAACTGCGGAAAATATACAACAGCCTGAAGGACGGGATGTCCGGCCCTGCGGATTGGTTCGAGATGTCCGCTCCCGTTGAGGAACAGAAAGGTGCCGACTCCGCCGCCGCCCTCAAGGAAAAGGTGCGCCAGAAGATCAAGAAAGAACCTGATCTTCCCGACGTTCCCGAGCCGGAAATTCTCTCCGCCCCCTGTCCCAACAACGGGGAACAGTTTTTGGCCAGCTACTGCGCCGGCTGCCCGGACCGGAAAGGCTGCCCCGCGTGGTGACAATGCACCTACCGCAATACCTCCCTCCTCAGAAGGCCCGCCGGAGCCTACCAAAAGGAATCCGGCTGCAATAATAACGGGGCTTAATAAATGAAAGTATTAGTCGCTTGTGAATTTTCGGGTATAGTAAGAAATGCTTTTATCGCCAGGGGGCATGATGCGTGGTCTTGCGACTTGCTTCCATCGGAAAAACTTGGGAACCATATTCAAGGTGATGCAATAGAGGCTGCGTATTCTGATGACTGGGATTTGATGATTGCTCACCCTCCCTGCACACACTTGGCGGTTAGTGGGGCAAGATGGTTCAAAAATAAGCGGCAAGAACAAGAGGATGCTCTTGATTTCGTAAAGGTGCTTATGGCTGCTCCGATCCATAAAATTGCCTTGGAAAACCCGGTAAGTATAATTTCCAGTCGAATAAGAAAGCCAGATCAGATTATCCAACCTTGGATGTTTGGACATGGAGAAACTAAAGCTACTTGTTTGTGGCTGAAGAATCTTCCAAAGTTAGTACCAACGGACATTGTTGAGGGACGAGAAGGTAAAATATGGAAAATGCAACCGTCAAAAACACGGTGGATGGACAGATCGAGAACGTATCAGGGAATTGCAGAGGCAATGGCAGATCAGTGGGGATGCGCCAGTTAATACACGGTCACAGCGGCGTGGCTACTTTATAGGAGGAGAAAATGAGTTATTGTCCAGTATGCAAACAGGATCACGATAGCACGGGGTGTCCTTCTGATCGTAGTGTGTATGATGAAGCAATGGATGCCTTGGCGGCAAAGGACGCCGAGATTGCCAGCCTAAAGAAAGACAACGAACTGATGTCTAAGTTGAACGACTCTTTTCCTGAAGAAATTATGCGGCTTGAAGACGAAAATTCCGCCCTGAAGGAATCCGTTGAATTTTGGAAGCGCGAGTATAGGTTGCTAAATGCCGCGCAGATAGCGGCAGAGGAACGGGTGAAGGAACTGGAAGCCGAGAACCAGCAGCTGAGGGAGGCGTTGGAATACATACATGAGTACTGGAACGGCGACTACAACGATATGGCAATGAGAGATGCTTTGGATAAGATCATGGAGATCACCAGTGAAGCATTGATGGAGGCCAAGGATGTGTGATAAAAATCTCTTTGATGACATCGTAGATACGTGGAACGCTGCCGCTGATGAATACAATCAGTGGTCTGAATTAGACGAACAGGAGAAAGTGCAATACGCATTTATGTTGGGGAAGCAACATAAGGAGGCTAAGGATGAACCCTGACAACTACTGCACATTAGAGGCAGTTCTTGATGGACGGCATCCCTGATCGGCGTCCCAACGCAGTATGGGCACAGGTAGAAGTGACTTGCCGGGTTAAGGTGCTGGAAGAGGTTACAGTAGCACCACAGATGGACCTGTGATTTGTAAATAGCTCATCCCACCTCGTCCCACTGCTGTTCTGTTTCGTTCCAGATATACAGCTTCCCATCGGTAGGCATGGGCACCGGCGGCTGCCAGTCAAAGTTCTCGTCCAGCGCCCATGACGCATATGGCTGCGGTGCGATAAAGACGTCATTCACCGCATCGTAGGTATAGCCGATCCCCGCATACTGTTTGCG